CTTATCTTGAGCTAAGTCTTTCTTGTCCATCATAGGCTCCTATGTAACATTTACAGTAACAGTGCCCAGCGTGATGCCCAGCACAAGATTATTTGGCGTCAGACCTGTATCGTAGGATCTTGCCCCACCTACAGGTGCCCATCCCCATTGAATGATTCTACTACCACCAGAGGGATCTCCGCTACCTAATTGCGTCGTCGTGGTATTAATTTGTAGCCCATTTAAACCAGCGACACGATATGTCGTATCAGGTCGTGGGTTGCGTACAGCCTGTGGGTCGTCTACAGGATACATACCAAGTTGCAATTGTGGCTGATCAGGCTCCCAACAAGTAGGACAGACTAAGATATTAACGTTCTTAGTCTTGATAACAATTTCACGAAGTTCTTTCAGCTTGTACCGAAAGCCGCATCTATCGCACTGCGATATAGCATATTTACCTGATGCAAAGCGATTAGGCATTTCAGTAGAACAACTGTCGTGGTGCGAGCCGCAACGGAGCTTTCTCGCGGTCTTCAGATAACGCAAGCATTAACTGTTCTTCATACATCTCTTTCAGCATAGGTACGCGCTGAACTGCTTCGGGTATCTTTAACGATATGTAGTAAGCAAGTCCTGAAACGAGGCAGTTAAGGAGTCTGAACGGGATGTCTTGGATGTTTGTGCCCGTTCCCGCATCCTGCATCCGACGTAATCGCCAGTACACAAAGGTGTAGAAGTTGTCTTGGTCTGGCGCAGGCCAGACGTTGATATTAGGCGGCAGCACACCCGTAGTCTGGTTAGTCCCATTGGGTCCAGGGAGCGGATAGATCTGACCGCTCTGTCTGTTAATCCAAACCTGAATGGGTCTACCTTGTGCATTTTTATTCGGTATCGTGGCGTAAGTATCTACCGAAATACGACTAATGTTAATGTCTGTTTGAGGGATACCAGACTCTGTACGAATTACTTGTTCTATAAGATCAACCGTATCCACAGGTAGTGGATAAGTTATCGTACCTGTGGTCATGGCGATTTGGCCTTGCTCAATCGTCCACAGATTAATACCTCGGTTAGCCCACTCAGTAAACATCAAGTTCATAGAGCGACGAGCCGTGCGATGTTCATATCCAGTACGAACCTCTAATCCGCACCGCTCAAACGCTTCTTCAATAATCTCGTTTAGGTCAAGATTAAAGACTGATGTACCTGAAGTTGTGCTCACTTCATCCCTCTAAGAGTCTTAGCAAGTCTAGCCCTCTGGCCTAGTTTGCCCGGAGCCTTGGTAGCTCTATCAAGCATCTTCGCGGGAATTGGTTTTTTACCCTTAATACCAAGCTGCTCACGAAGTGCTCCCGATTTAGAGATGGCAGACTGAATCCACTTACCCTTTTTAAACCCTTCTACACCACGACCTTTGAGAATGTCCGCTTTGGTTACATCCCCATCGCCTGTCAGATCAGGAAACTTTTTAGCCATTATCTGTACCTCGCGGTTTTAGCAGCAATGCCTTTTGGTTGTTTGACGAACTGCTTTCCCGAGCGTTTTCCAGCGCGTTTAGCTCTTGTTGTCGCAGCGTACTCAGAAGGTGTAAGAGCATTGATTGCCGCCTCTGGGAGATACCGCTCGCCAGTTGCTTTTGAACCCTGTGTGCTAGGTTTGCCACTCTTGGTCCTCCACTTCTGATCAGTCCAATTTTTTAGACTCTGCTGAGGTGCTTTCAATCTCGGTAACCCCCGCCCCGCTGCTTGTACTTCATGGCAAGCATTTGTGCTTTCCTCGCGGACCATTGCCCTGGCGCACCACCTTTGCCACCAGCTTTGATGCTATTAAACAATGCTTTACGCATACCCGGCTTGGTGTAATTACCAGCTTCGTTCACACGGGATTCGCCACCTTTAGAAAACGACGTGAAATCGGTGTCATCCCGCCGAGCTTTAGTAACCGGCTTGGGCATCTTGGAAGCGCGGATCGCCCCCATCCCGCGTGAGGCCATCATCTCAGCACGCCTTACCGCCGTAGGCCATTTTCTTGACCTTACCGCCATGTTTCATTTTGTTACCGGCCATGACAATTTGCTTACCCTTGGTCTTGCCTTTCATAGCAACACCATCACGGCTAGGCGCTGCGGTCTTAACTGCACCCATCTTGCTTGCGGCCATACCGCCCATATTCATCTTTTTCATCGTAAATTCCTTTCCAACGGATTGAGGGACATCAACTTTCTTTGCGAACTTCGGGTTGTTCGCTACTGCCTGCATGAACTTCTCTTGCTTTTTACTTACCGTAGGCATCAGTACATCTTCCCACGGGTCTTACCTCGCTGAGCGATACCGTCAGCGCGTTTAGAAGCAGAACCTACGGAACCGCCTTTTTTCATACCAGGAACAGCACCTGCTGGCATACCTTTAGCTTTCTCTGCCTCTTCTTCGGCTTTACTTTTTTTATAATCTTTGTACATAAGCCCCGGAAGAAGTCCGAGAGCAAACCCAGCGTTATCACCACTTAAATTAGCTATGGGAGAAAGCGCTTTAAGAATATCTTTACCGGCCATTTTCGTCACCCTTTTTTAGCAAGTGCATCAATTTTTGCTTCAAGCCGTTCAAAGCCTGTATCAAAGCGTTCCATAATCTTTTCAAGGTCTGCACGAACCTCTGCACGAGTGATGTGATCACGAGCGATTTCCTCCCTCGTTTTGTTTAGTAGGATCTGTATGCGCTGTTGCTCATCGTGTGAGTTCTTAAGCATAAACATCACCAGAGCTACCAGAATAGACGTAATTAAGTTCCAAAGAATAATCGGGTCCATTTAACACTTCCAAGCCCTTAGCGATTTGTTAATACGACTGTTTGGGTCGTTGGCAGTCTTGGCGCTCGTAAGTTTCTTCTTCATGCCTTCCATCCTGGCACAAAATGATTTTTTACGAGGCCCACCCTCTGGTTGAGGTGCTTTTAGCCCAGGTTTACCCGGATTAGCTGCGTTATAAGAGGCACGGCCCTTGGCGTTCAAACCACCTTTTGGGTTTTTACCTTCTTTGCGCTGCCATGCCGGGGTCTTAGCCATAGAAGATCACCATCGATGTAGTGTTCGTAACAGTGCCATGCAGCCCAGTAGAAGCTAGGATACCTTCGCCAGGGAGTGGGATGATGGTGTAGCCTGCTGTTGCGCTTGTGGATGTATTAACCGTCAACAGAATTGGCCCCGTAGAGCTACCGTCACGGATAACGACAGATCCCGCAGATGAACCGTTCACTGCGTAAATTGTTTTGATCCTTGCGCGTGGAACCGCTAAACCATTCTGATTTAAAAAATCACCAGTCGAGGTCAGCGGTTGGGTCGCAAAGACATCATATTGCATAGATGCCATGATGCGCCCCTAATTAGCTAGGTGTAACAGCAGTAGTACCGTCAGCGTTTACCCAAGTGCTAGTAGCACTAGAACCAGTAGCAATTTTTAATGTGCCTAGCGTGGTATTAAATACGATAGTGCCAGCAACTTTACCTGTGGTATTGACTGCGTTTGTTGCGTCGGCAATCTGTGCGGTTGTAGCTGTACGAAGTTGAATATATCCAGCCGTAGCTACAACGTTTCCAGTTACAGTACCGGTCACATTACCAGTCACATTACCAGTCACATTACCAGTCACATTACCAGTAATTGTACCTACGAACCCATTGTCAGATATGACTGGGCCACTAAAAGTTGTATTCGCCATTAGATCCTCACATGCGATATCGGTGTATTAGTCTGCATGTCGTCAGCCGGGACTGTCTAATACACCGGGCTAACCCCGGAATACAGCTAGTATAAATAAAAAAGGGGGTTTTGCAACCCCCTTTCTTCGTACCGTTTAGGCTCCGGGCGAACCGAACATCCCAAGCGGATCAGACCAGCCAAACGAGTAACGCTCGCGGCTCTTATACCGAACGTTCCCAGTGTCGAAGTCCCCGTCCATTCCTTGTGTCAAAGGTGCACGGACAAAGTGCTTCATACCGTTGGGTACGTCAGTTGTAAGGAACCAAGCGTCGGTATCCGTCAAGAAGTGGTTAATGGCATAACCCTCGGGGATCGAGCCATTATTCTTCAAGGCGTTGATCGTGTTGTCTGCCGTATCAACGCGAAGTTCCGTTTCCAGAATACGAGTTGCAACGAACTGCAATGCAGACGGGATGATCAACTTCTTCGGCTTAGCTGCAATCAACAGACCACGTTCATCAGTCCAAGCTGCAATCTGAATAACCGCTGCTTCCAACG